TACAGTCTTGGATGTTGAAGTAAGTAGTAAACAGGAGGTAAGGAGATGAAGAAAGCAAGAGGGACTGGAAGAGGGACTGGAAGAGGGACTGGAAGAGGGACTGGAAGAGGGACTGGAAGAGGCGGCAATGGTGCTTGTGGCGGGACTCCTCGGCGTGATGGGAGCGGAGGTGGTGGTGGGAACAGGGGAACGGTTAGACAGCCAGTAGCCCCTAAGAAGTAGGTACTGGTAAGGGCGGTAGAGAGCGTAAATCTATCGTCCTTATTTTAGTGTAAAGGTTGGTAGGGATGGGGCGTATTATTTGAGTAGTTTATCCGAGAAAGAGTACAAAGCTGTACTAGACTTTATGGTATTGAGAGCGCGTGTTAATTTTAATGCGTTCCTTACCCTATTGTTTCCGCCGGATTATTCAAGCTACATCCTGTCGAAGATGCACGTACACCTTGCTGAGCTGGTACAGGAGTGTGTAACCGGCACGGGAAGCTCACGGCATTGTGTGAGTGTGCCCCCACAAACTGGCAAGTCAAGTATGCTGTCTGTGCGGGGCGTATCTTGGATTGTGGGCAAGTATGCAGGGGACAGTGTAGCTTTAACCGGATTCTCCTACAGCCTGCTAACCGATTTTCTCAGGGACATAAGGGAGCTTATGGAGAGCCCAGTGTACCAAGAGGTATTTCCAGATTGCAAACCGGTTCGGGGGCAGAACAAGAAGGATCAACTGAAGCTTACGAACGGGTCTTCCATTATCATTAAGACGACGGGTAGCAAGCTCACGGGACGGCGGGTAGACTGGCTTATCATAGATGACCCTCATGCAGGACGGGCGGAGGCAGAAAGCCAAGTGCAGCGGGCCAATGTGCTACGGTGGTATTTTGGGGATTGTGAGACGCGGCTGGCCCCTAATGCAAGGGTGTTTATTATCATGACACGCTGGCATCCCTTGGATTTGGTAGGTGAGTTAACGTCGGAGGAGCGGGTGGCAGACCTTAGGGAGTCTGGATACGAGGATCGTATATTTAAGATCACAAATATCTCAGCGGTGGCAGACCACAACCCAGATGCAGGGCAGGCGGACATATTGGGGCGGGACTTCGGAGAGTCGTGCTTCCCCGAGCTAAGGGATACCAGATTCTTTTTGGGGCTCAAGGCGGGGATGCCAAGGTATGAATGGGATTCGCAGTACATGGGAAGGCCTCGGGCCTCAGCCTCGGGGCAGGTAGACGTTACAAGGATAGGCAGGGTGAAACTGGCAGAGGTGCCCACAGATATCCCATGGGTACGTGGCTGGGACTTGGCACTGACAGAGAAGCAAACCAGTGACTTCAGTGCGGGGGCGTTGTGTGCCTACGACAAGAGGACGGAGCTTCTGTATCTAATCAACGTACAGACTTTCAAACTCGGGTGGATGAAGATGAAGCCTAGGTTTATCGACGTGTCGTTACAGGACAAAGCTCAGTACAACAGCAACAAGGCAGGGCTCGAAGCGGTGGCGGGGTTTGACATAGGGTTGAGGGAGTTACAGAGTGCTCTTAGTGGCGATGTGATGATTGAGAAGCGCAACCCACCCAAGGGCGGGAAGCTGATGAGAGCACAGGGGTGGTTGAACCTGATAGAGGCGGGACGCTTCAGGATGGTTGGGGGGTCTTGGAACAAAGAGGTGGTGGATAGTATAGACGCTTTCCCCGATGTAGAGCACGATGATATTGAAGACGCTATCAGTGTGGCCTTTGAGTGCATTGGCCCGCAACGCAAGAAGTTGTTATATGCTTGATTCCAAAAGGCACAGGGTTTACAGTGTGTCTTACTTGAAAAGTTTTCAAATGGAGGGCGGTTAATGGGTATCTTTACCAGAGGGTCAAAAAGTAAAGGGACAGAGATTCAGTCTTTACCAGAGCGCGGCGGGCGGATGGGTCTTAAGGATATGCGCTTCATTGAGCAGCAATCTGGTGTAGCTATCCACAATTTGAAGAGGACTCAGGACTACCTCGACGTAGGCACGAAGGAAGTGTGGGCCTCGTTTAGAGCTTGTCATCTCACAGCATCATTCTTTCTTACTACCAAGTTTCAGGTGGAGGGCAAGAGCACCGGCGCGGTGATAGAAAACCCAGAGCTGGCAAAGCTAATGAGTACACCCAACCCTTACGACTCGTGGGAAGACTTGCTATACCAGTGGGTATTCCACATGAAGCTCACGGGCTCGGCTTACTGGGTTAAGGATCAAATGGATTCCAAGGGCAGGCCGTTATATTTATACGCTCTGTTACCACAGTACGTACAAGTTTACCCAGATCCCACGAACAAGATTTCACACTACATCTACAAGGTGAATGGGCAGAGCATACGGTTTGAGCGGGCTGAGGTTATCATGTTCCGTAGGGCACACCCGAGCAAGAGCATTGAGGGGCTTGGGGACGTAGAGGCGGGGCAATCCCTGTTTGTCAACACCATCATGAAGTCGAAGCTCGAAGAGAAGTTTGTGCACAACGGAGCAAGGCCCTCCGGTATCCTGTCACGAGAAGAGGTGGTTGAGGATCAGACGGAGTGGGACAAGATTAAGATGTGGTGGGATAAGAGTTACGGGGGCGTAAAGAACGCGGGCAAGACGGCATTCCTAAACGGCAAGTGGACATACAACCAACTCGGGCTCTCACCCACAGAGATGCAGTCTATGGAAAGCCAGAATCAGTCTGTGAAAGATATAGCCACGCTGCATGGGGTGCCGCTGTCTATCTTCGGTATCGAGGGTGCAGCCAACTACGCCACGAGCAAACAGGATGAGATCAACTTCAGGAAGTATGAAATTGTACCATTGGCGGATATGTTCGTAGGTAGGATGAACATGGGCTTAGCGGGTACAGCGTCATTCATACAGTCTTACTCAGATCAATGGGTATTGGCATACTCCATGAGTGGCCTTATCGACGTAGGCGGTATCATAGCAGACTACGTGCCTTTGGTTGATGCCGGAGCCATGACCCTCAATGAGCTTAGAGAGATTGTAGGGCTCGGGCGTATTGAGAATCCATTACTTGACCAGTTCTACATGGGGCAGGCCAGAGTGCCTATCGAGCTTGTGGGTTACACAGCCCCAACAGAGGGAGACTTGCAGAAGGCCGTCACGATAAGTGACAAGGTTAAGCACGAAGCTATCCAGCAGATCATGGTAGAGAGTGAAGCGGGGCGGCTATCGGCAGAGGGTGCCAGAGCACGGATTGATAAGGTTATGCTGAGCTAGCATTATGCCATATAGACTACCACAGATATCCGAGCGGAGCAGGGGGGCGGCTAAGGGTAGGCCGCTGTCGGTGTCTCGTATCATCGCGGCTGTAAAATCAAGTAGTATCCCAGAGGGTGGCTGGACACAGGCGGAGTACCGTTCTCAGAACGGGGTCAAACTCGTACATGACCTGATGAAGGCACACAGGGCCTCAGTAACCAAGGGCATGCGTAAGCTCCTCCCAGACCTGAAGCAATACTTTGACGAAATCCTTGAGGGCACGATAGAGCGTGTTGAAGAGATAGCACGGCGTAGAGGGGGCAGCGGAGGGAGCCGTAGCGTTAAGGTGCTTATGGGGGTAACTGTGGACGGCTACGAGTCTATGTGGATGTCCGCACTTGACGACACGATGCGAGAGAACCGGTTGGGCTTTGTAAGAGCAAATGAGAACGCCATCCGTAGTACCATGGACTCATCTTATGAATCTACCTCGTCCCTTCTTTGGACACCGGAGAATCGAGCGGCTGAGCGGCGGGCGCGGGTTTCAACGGCAGCTCTCAATGGGCGGGTCTCAAAGCTTGGCCAGAGGCTCACTGGCGTGCGTTCGACAACCCGAGGGGCCGTTAACCGCATTGTCAATGAAGCTATAGAGGGCGGGTTCACCGTACCAGAGACGGCGGCTTGGTTGCGTAGCCAATACCCCAACAGGGCAGTCAGTCAGATTAGTACCATTGCCAGAACGGAGATGGGGCAGGCAGCGGATGAGGGCCGGAAGCAGGCTCTTAAGGATTCGGGGCAGGTCACACACGTATCCGTGATAGGGTGCGAGGCCAGAGAGGTTAGCAGCCCCACGTACGGTGGTGAGTCTACGTGCAATATAGAGGACGTTCCAATAGCGGACATGGATTCTCTGGAGTTCCATATCAATCACACGGGTACCATCATACCAAGCCGGTTCGCAGGGGAGTCTAAGCAGGAGGATGCAGGGGCAGGCACCTATGATGAGGACGGGTTTCCAGAGTATGATTCACTCACGGACACCAATGAGGATATTGGGGGTACTACAGGGGCAAGGCTCATGGTAGATGGGAAGGGCAAGAAGTATGTTGTAAAGACAGCCAACACACCGGATCAACTACTGCGGCTGGAGAACGAGGCTCTAGCGGATGACCTTTACCGGAACCTTGGTGTGCGAGTTCCCGAGGGCAAGCTTAAGACCACGGCGGATGGCACCATTAAGATTACGAAGTTTGTGGAGGGCACGCGGCTGGACAAGTATCTTAAGGGGGCAACGGGGCCTCAAATGCGTAAGACGATAAAGGACTTGCAGAGCGGGTTTCATGCGGATGCGCTTCTGGGCAACTGGGATGTGCTCGGGGCAGACCTTGATAACATCATTGTGAACAAGGCGGGGAGGGCGTACCGCATAGACAACGGCGGGGCCTTGCTTTACAGGGCTCAGGGTGCAGCCAAGGGTGCAGCGTTCGGGGAGACCCCCATGGAGTTTTGGACGATGCGGGGTTACAAGGTGCCACAGAGCGGAGCAGCCGGACACTCAACTGCGATCTTTGGGGAGTGGGGCGCGGAGGCCAACAAGTTCACAATCTTTGACATAGCGGACGATGTAAGCGCGGTGAACGCCAAGCGGTTGACAGACGCGATAACAGACCCCGCACTGAGGACAGTGATGGAAGCGCGGGTAGCCTCAGCAAAATCCATGGCAGCAAAAGTGTTGGACTTCAAAGCGGATCAATGGAATGCCGGATACACGGATGAGGTGGGGCTGGGTATCATGCAGTACAGGGAGGCGGGGCTAACAGCAAGGCTACCAAAGAAGATCAAAGCGTTAAGCTGGGAGAGCAGCCCGCAAGCACCAGTGAGTGGTATGAGCAAGATGCGAACGCAAGACTTCACAGATAAGAATTGGAAGTTTATAGGGGGTGGTAGTAACAACGCTGAAAACTTTGTGCAAGAGTGGGCAAGTGCTCAGGGTGGAGGCTCTTGGGGCAGGCAGACAGTGGCAGTCAAGCATTGGTACACCAATCAGCGTGTAGCGGTGGCAGGTAAGACGAAGCGGTTTTGGGCAGAGGGTTACGGGGACACGGCGGATGCTAAGCTATTGTGGAAAGAGATGATAGGAAACTACAACCTTACAGATAAGCAGGCCACACAGGCACTAGCCCGCTACCACGCCATGAATCAGGAGATGCTTGCTAACATCGTGATACCCAACTCAGACCGGAAGCTTCGGTGTGTGAAGCTGCTGCGCACAGAGACGACTGAGGTACTTGATAAGTATTGGGGTGGGGAGAATATTGGCAAGGTGGTTAAGCCTGTTCGAGGGTCACTGGAGTCTACGAGTATTGTTAAGGGTGTATCACCGGTGGGCAAGAATCTTACGGTGCAGGCAGTGCCGCATACAAGGGTCTTCGGGACGTACCTACCGAACAACAAGAATCATAAGGATATGTTTTACGGGGACGGGGAGAATGAGTTTGTCGTAGCCCTAGAAGGTATCCCAGCCAAGTACGTAGGGCACAGTAGGGATACCGCTGTTGGGATTGCACAGTACGGGGACAAGGGGAACAACGCTAAGAAGTGGGGGCTGGACTTGGGGCACATAACAAAGCTCACCCAGTAGGGTTTGAAAAGTTTTCAAAAATAAAAGTTGACAAACCCGAGAGGCTTTGACATAGTGATTACAGGATGAGAGAGAAACAACAGCGAAAGGGTACAAGATGGGCTTTGGTAAATCTGAGTTGCAAGAGGTAGTTGACAAGATTGTTAGCGGGGGAACCACTAAGCAGAATAAGCTTGTGAGGCTGTGGTTTGTTTTCGGAAATCACGGTAGGGCACACTCGTTGGCAAACCATAAGTATGTGCAGAGGCATGTTGAAGGGCGCGGGGTGGAGTCAGGATTTTATCCAGCAACCAGTGATTGCAAGGAAGCTGTTAAACGGGTTCTGGAATTGGAAGCATGATGGTAATAGCAAACAGCAAAGAGATTGACCAGTGGTGTTTTGACAGGGCGGCGGTAAGGCATCACACGTTGAGCAGCGTCAAGGGCCACGTGGAGGGGATAGCCGGACTCGTGAACGTTGCATGGTTGGATCGGGACACAGGGGAGCGGATTGAGGTTGAGTACAAATAGGGGGAGCCATGGAAGCAACAGGTTACAAATACGACGATAAGGGACAGACGGCTGCGATTATAGACGTGCCACACCTCGGGGCTACAGCTCACGTCGTGGTGCCAGTGGCACGCAGGGATTTTGCAGTGGCGGGAATCGTGCCGGTGTACGTAGAGTTCAAAGGCTCCATCATATACCTTGAGGACGGAGCATTTGACGTAGACGGTAAAGAGGTTTTCGGAGGGTACAGTACAGACCCTCAAGCCCTAGTGGTATTTCGTAGGTTGATGACTGTGGTGAATGATCACACGGAGCTTATCAACAAGGGTAAGATACAAACACCAACGCCTGAAGAGGCGGCGGCGGAGTTGGAGTCTGGGGTAGATATTTACGGGGGTGAGTGGGGGGTTCCCACAGCGAAGGGGATAGCATTAAACGTAGGGGAGGTTATCGGTGTGGATCGCTAGCAAGTACGGGTTTTTCAGTGTCATACTGAAAGAGGGTAGTTACCATATTAGAGCACGGGTGGAGGGAGACTTGGGGCAGCTTCTAAAGGATACAAATGTCGAAGGGCTGGCAAAGGTACGAGTGCATGAGACACGTGACGCAGACTACCGCTTCAGGGTGGTACTCCCAGAGGGCAGTCCGGTGTACGCGGCAATCATGAATACCCTTGTCACTTCGATAGACTATCCCAACTTCAAGGGGCATATCGCAGGGTCTCCGACACAGCAACACAAGCTACACGCCTACCATCAGATATGGGATATTATGTACGGGGTGCAGGAAGCACGAACTAAGCGGGGGCCTTATGCAGCACGGTGGTAAGGGCGTAGGGTTTGAGAAGATCAAGAAGGGTAGCAGGCGGCTAAGCTCTAGGACAGAGCAGGGGCAGCGCAAGCCGTCATTCACGAGGGGAGTGGGCCGGAGCGATAGGCCCTGCTTCTGTGGAAGTGGATTGCCCACTCGTAAATGCTGCAAGCGATAGGGGTTGGTATGGAAACCATAGAGTCCTTAGTCTACGACAAGGTTAAGAGGGTGATGCTATAGCGTGAGGAAATCCTAGAGGCGTTCGTAGCCAAGCACGGTTACGACCCTGATAAGATGATACAGGTTGAGCGGCGGATGCCGGACGGTTCTACCGAATGGTTTGTGCACCCCATGACGGAGGAGCAACTTAAGCAGGCTCAAGATACCCCGAGGCTTGCAGATTATCGTGGGGAGCTTTATGATGCGGTTAAAGTTATGTTCTCGGACTTTAATGGTAAGCTTGAGAAAGAGATGGAGCACAGGGGTACTTTTGATTTTCTGTCAATAGGTGAGGAGTTTAACAGGGTTGTTAGAGCCCTGAAGGCATTTGACGAAAGTAAATACGAAGACACCACTAGGGGAACGTGGACGCCTCCAGACAGCGAGCTGCCCATACCACCCCCACCACAGGCACCCACTCCGAAGAGAAGCCTACGGACGTATGGGAAGCCTCCAGCATAGTATCTCACATTCCGCACTTGCAACCATGGGCAACCTGTGGTTAAATAGTCCCCAGTTGATACGAAATCAAATTGGGAGGGACTATCATGGAAACAAAGTTTGTGCGGGTTAAGTATTCTGGCGAAGGTGTAAACCTCGGGCGTTATGGGTATCTCCAAGAGGGTATCGTTTTCACGATGGCCCGCAAGGATTTTGAATACCTTGAGAACTTGAAGGAGGGTCTGCCAAAGACATTCAAGTTTATTGAGTCTTGTGGGGAAGACCTGCCTAAGGATATCTCGGGCGTTGCCAAAGCAGCTAAGGCCAAAGCAGACAAAGCTGCCAAAGAAGAGGCAGAGGCCAAAGCAGAGAAGGCTGCAAAAGCTAAAGCTGCTAAAGCTGCCAAGGCTGAGAAGGCTGCAAAAGATGCAAAAGCTAAGAAGGCCAAGAAGGCCCCCAAGGTTAAGGGTAAAGCCAAAGCGTAACTTAGAAATCTCTGGAGGTGTATCATGGGAAACTTATTCATTAAGAGTGGTAGGACGCGGTGCGTTCCCGTGACTATGCCTACAGTTGAGGACAGCCGTGTTGGCAAGGCGTTCGCAGTGGAGCAGGATGGAGAGAGTGTCATTGTGGTTTGTAAGACTGTTGCTCAGCATGGGGCACTGTTCGAGATGACCATACCGGATTCAAACGGGGTGCTACATCAAACGGGTAGCCAACTTGCATTGGATAGCTGGGACGGGGTAGAGGACGCGGGTAGCGTGGTGCTTGGTGATGCTGTTGCAGTGAAGGCATGGCAGGCCGCGTTGAGCGTACTCGGGGAAGAGGGACAACCCAAGTGTAAGGCCGTAGCGGTGAATCAGATTGCGGGGGACGAGAAGAGTCCTATCGTTGATTACAGGGATGTGGTGTTTGAAGGGTATCTTTCCACGTTCGTAGGAACAACCCCGAAGGACAGAGACGGGGACTACGTACAGGACGGCGCATTCTCCCAGACTCTTGCGAAGTTTAAAGCCAACCCTGTGATGCTCATAGATCACCTGAACATGGTTGGGAATCTTGCAGGGTCATTCACTAAGGTGGATATCAATTCGCAGGGCCTCGCAGTTCAGGGCACCGTGTCTAATGCACCGAGTTTGATTGACGTAAGATTCAAGATTGTTGAGGGGCACCTACGTACGTTGAGCATGGGAGGCTTGTTCTTTTACCTTGATGACGGGCGTGGAATAGCACAGGTGGACTTGTACGAGGGGTCGCTGACACCTGTACCGGCAAACCCAGATGCGCAATTCTCCACACGTAGCCTCACGTTTGGTGATGCAGTGAAGGCGTACAAGCGGATGAAGTTTTAAGGGTAGAGAAGTGTTACAGGCAGACAGCGGGGTACAGAGACCTTAACAAACGAAATCAGTGTTTTCGTGGTCTTCACTGTCAGTTGCCAGTTTGAGTAGGTTTGAAAAGTTTTCAAAAAGGGTTGCAATCAAGAAGTGTTTGTGTTGTAATTCTTTTATTTGGAGGAAACCTTATAGGGAGTATGCCAGTTCGGGAAGAGGATGCAGTCTTATTAAATAGGGAGAATTATTATGAAATTGACACCGGAACAGAAAGCACGCTTGAAGGCATTGATTCTGAAAGCAAAAGCAGATCGCACGGATGAAGAGGCAGTTGAGCTTCGTGGCTTGAAGGCCCTCGCACTTGATGAGAAGTATAAGTATGACGAAGCCACTGGCGACGAGATCGTTGAAGAGCCAATGGGTGCTAGCGAAGTGAAGAGCATCGTCATTGACGCGTTAGCCGGTCTTGGTCTGGACGCGGACATGGTCAAGCAGATCAAAGAGGGCTTGGACGCCAAGGGTGAAGTCACAGCCGAATCTATTAAGCTGGCAATCACGGAAGCTGTAGGCGGGAAGATTGACGCTAAAGAGCTGTCCACACTCATCGAAGCCAAAATGCCGAAAGACCTTTTGACTTCTGAATCCGTCAAGACCATGTTTGCTGATCTTCGTAAAGAGATGCAGGAAGATACACGTAAGGCGAGCAAGATGGTTTTCCCGATTGATGCGGCAATGCCAATTGAAAGCCGTGGTGGCAATCTTTCTGTAGCCGGTAAGCAGCTTTTGAATCTCTGTTTGCAAGGCGTATCCGATTCGGCCTTGGCTGATTCTGATGGGGGACGTGGGATTGAGCGGCCTAAGAGTATGAACGATGGTATCACCGAAGTTCAGCTTGCTGAGGCAGCTCACTCGGGTGTTGCTCAGATAACAAGCATGCGCAAGGCTGCAAGACTGGGTCAGAAAGTTCTGACGGCTGGTGGAGCAAATACAGGTGCAGAGTTTGTGCCTACAGACTTGTCGAGCGAATTGCAAAGTCGTTTGTATCTCAACTCTGAGTTGGCTGCTGCCCTTATTATGAATGAGGTTCAAATGCCTACCAATCCGTTCCAGTTTCCGTTGGTTACAACTCGGCCTACGTTCTATAAGGGCAGCGAGAATCCTGGGGCTGATCCTTCAGATAGCACTTCGGGCACGGACAACATCACGCTGACAGCTGCAAAGCTGATCGGTATTTGCAAGTACAGCTATGAGGCTGACGAGGATTCTATTATTGCTATTCTTCCCTTCCTGCAAGAGCAGATGGGTTTGAGCGCGTCGGAGGCTCTGGAAGAGGCTCTGGTTAATGGTGATACTTCTACAGTGCACATGGACAGCGATGTTCAAGCACTTGGGGCAACGGATCGCCGTCGCCTATTCAAGGGCCTCCGTAAGTTGGCATTGGCTGGATCAGTCACCAGTTCGTTTGCAACCGGTGGAGTAGCTGCTTCAAACATTGCTGCGCTTCGCAAGATGATGAAGATTTGGGGCGTCAAACCCTCAGAGCTGCTTCTGATTTGTGGCCCTAATGGTTACAACGATATCATTCAGTTGGATGAGACGTTGACCATGGACAAGGTTGGCAACTCTGCTCGCATCGTTACCGGCATTGCTCCCCAGATTTACGGAATCCCCGTACTTGTGTCGAGTGCGGTTCGTGAGAACCTGAATGCTTCTGGTGTGTACGATGATTCTACCGTTACCAAGGGTTCCATGCTCCTGATGCACAAGCCTTCGTTCATGGTTGGTGTACGGCGCGGGTTCACGGTTGAGACCGATGTGGATAAAGCACAACAGCTTAACAGCGTTATTGCTTCCTTCCGTCGGGACTTCCAGCCAAAGGAAACCCCGAGCACAAGCCTACCGCTGGTTGCAATGGGTTACAACTACGATGCGTAAGCTTCGTATAGACTGAGTCAAGCCCGCTCCGTACTAACGCGGGGCGGGCTTTTTGTTAGGGTGCAAGGGAGCGCAAGAGAAAACAGTTAAGAGGGAAACAAGACTATGTTTAAGAAATTATTTGAAGCAGGGTTTATCACGTTATTGGTATGCAGCATGGGTTATGCCGCAAGTATCGAGCACACATTCACACGAGCGGACGTACCCCAGATTGGGCAGGTTCGTATCAGTGGGATCGACTTCACCACGACCCAGAACATTGACATCGGGTTGCCGAACAACCTCACGTATGTGCTACGGGATGTGCTTGTGCAGTCCAAGGCCGTTACCACGCTCTCAGCGGGTGCGACGGTAGCCATTACGGAAGTGACTTCGGCGGGGTCAGCGGTACAGACCTTGTCACCGTCACGGGCGTTGTCGTCAACTGACTCAACAGGAAGCATTCAAGATGTATCCCCAGTAGCAGCCTCAGCGGGTGGCACAGGGTTTATTCACTTCACTGCACCGGCAACGGCAACTACGGCTTTGGCCTTTGTTACTGTAACCAACCTGACATCCGCAACACAGGACGTTACGATTGCAGCGGGATCAATCTCCGACCCTGTTGTAGCACGTAATGCTGTAATCACACTGACCGATGCTGCGGGCGACAATCTTGCTGGGCTCGTCACTGTGAATGGCACAGACATATCAGGGCGTACGGTGGCAGAAGCTAGCACAGTTGTGACCGGCACAGTGAGCTATGTAGGCAGCGTTGCCTTCAAGACGATCACGAGTGTTGTGTATAACTTCAGTACCAATGGAGCTGCGTCGGATACTATCGCCATGGGGTACGGCGTTAAGCTGGGTGTGCCGTATAACCCAGACATGCAGAGCGGGCTCGCAGTGACGATGCTTTTGGTAGACGGGGCAACGGATGCCGTATCCGCTTCAGACGCAACCTACGGAACCTTTACTTCGACCACGGCACCGAATGCTACCCGAGACTTCGACGTGTCCTACACGTACGACGGAGCGGCTGCGGCGGATGCTATCACGGGTAGTAATCTTATCCGGCTGGGCATTACCGGCGGCACCGCAACGAATGACACCAAGGATGTTGTCATGTCGTTGACTGCGTTCTAATCTCACACCCATACCACCCAACGGCGTCAAGCCGTGGAAGGCCCCTTACCGGCGCAACACTGGTAAGGGGTTTTTTGTGTGCTAAAAATAAAACTTGACAAAGGCAAGAGCTTTTGATATACTCGTATTAAGATTGGAGAACGCAATGGATGACACGAGGACAAGGGTAAGTTACGAGTGGGGCATTGAAGAGGTGGACGAATATGGGGACGTACAGAACCACAACTTTGCAGACAAGGTTGAGGAGCTGCCCAACACACCGGACGGCAGGATGGTGCTTGTAGCCACGTGGGGCTGCGAGAGTGAGGGTGTTGAGGATAGGGCTTGGGCCTACGTGATGGAAGGCGTACTGGAGGGGGCTTTCAACAACGGGTACTCCGTACCGAAGCGGTTTCACGCGGAGCTGGAAAGGCACCTGAAAAAACTTTTCTAAAATAAAGTTTGACAAAGCCGAAACCTTTTGAGATACTGTTTTCAGAGTGAGAGATAAACGAGCAACGAAAGGGACAGAGATGACAGCACCCGACAGGACGATCGCAGTAGGGGGCACGGTACGCAGTTTCGATTTCGTAACCAGAGAAAAGCAGTGTAAGACGGCTAATTATCTGGAGGGGGAAGTGATTGAGGTGGGCAACAGGAGTTCGCAGGCGGGTTACCTATGCTACAAGATTCTGGTTACCAAGGATGTACGCAACGGGGCGGCTGTGGATTCGCGGGTAGGCTAGTTTGCATACCCACCCCTGAACGGTACACCTACTACGTTCGGTGGTGTCACGGAGGGTGTGGTGAAGGTAGGGAAGCTAGCCATGGATACCATAGTCAATTTGGAAGGTTACAGCATTCAAGAGATTAAGGCATTCTTGTTTAAGGCCAGAGGGGTTCGGGTTATAGTTTCGTTTGTCAGTGGCAGGGAGTGGTTTCCTACCACAAAGACTGCCACACGGGAATGGTTGGACAACTACGTAGGCGTGACGATGTGTGACCACATTGAGTACAACCAGACTCACAGAATTTTGGAGATCGGGTAACTATGAAATATATGGGATGCACAACAGGCCGGTTACAGAGTGAGCACTTGAACGTGTCGAACATTCCTAAGCGGGCAGGAGACAAGCGTAAGCAGGAGTTCTTTTTAATTGGGACAGACTACACGGGTTCAAAGAGGGGCGCGGCTCCGGCAGTCCTAGACAGGAAAGGGGACAGCAATGAAACGAAAGATTGAACCTTTGGGGATACGTAACGAATCCACGCAACAGGCATTGGCCTACACGCGGCGGTTCACGAACAGGTTTGGACAGCCGGTGGAGATCGTGCACATTGCAGATTACAAGCGGGGTGAGTACCTTACCCAGTTCCGTATGCTGAGCGGGATGGAGTTCCAGACAACCGGCTTCAGTAGCGGGTACTGTGGGGAGGGATGCCACGGGCTGAAGGATGCCCTGAAGCTGTGCGGGATGACCGTGGACATAGATACGATTGCAGGGCTCAAGGAAGGGACGTTTGCCCATGTAGCATTTTACCCGAGTACTGGCAAAGTGGTTAAGGGGTGGTTTCACGATAAGAAAGGTAAGGGTTAAGTAATGCGGATTGACACTAAAGGGCGCGGGGAGAATGGGGCCTTGTCGTTGGGTATACAGACAAACCCAGATCGAGTTGAGCAGGCCATTACGGACAAGTGTATTGGGTGGGCACCGACGAAGGCAAAGTCTTACACGGTGACATCCTACGGGCACACGGATTATCACGGGCGTGCCGTGAAAGCCCCCACGGGTTACGGCACGCTGGAGGTGGCATACTTCACGACACGGAATGAAGGGACGGTGAGACTATGAGGTGCGAAGGATGGAGACGGCACGGTGGGGCGTTCACATTTGGGCCTGTGACGTGGGAGCAGTGTTCCGAGAAAGCTATAGTGATGCTACTCACCAAGCAACAGGAGGGGGAGAAGGCGGGAAGGGAACTACCCGCGTGTCAGCACTTGCGCTGCAGGAGTGCATAGACACGGAGGGGATAGAGATAGTCAGTGTCAGGCCGATGGGGATTTGAAAACTTTTCTAAAATAAAGTTTGACAGAGTCAAAAGGTTTTGGCATACTGCCTTTAATGTTAAACAAGAAAGGGCTAAAGATGAAGTTGAAGCAAGGCTGGCAGGTTGTACGTTATGATGGGTGCAAGATCATAGGCAAGAATCTACGGACTAAAGCAGCGGCACACAGAGCCCTCCGTAAACTGAAGCAGCGTTACGATTACGACGGTGCTTTTCTGGTGCCTATAAATGTGAATCGTGTAGCAAAGTTGAGGGAGTGATATGACAGCTAAAGAGAAACTGAAGTTGAGGCGGCTGAATCGCAAGTGGTCTAACGGGACTGCCACCATGAAAGAGATGATGGAGTGTCAGCACTTGCGCTGCAAGAGGGACGCGAAATGACACTAGGTGAAATAATCGAAGCCATGAGGTTTGATTTGAGGGAGCATTTTGTAGCCAAGCCCTACAAGCATTACGCGGTAAGGCGAAAGAATGCGGATAAGCAAATTTTGGCTGTGTACGCAATCACAGTTGACCGGTTGGTGAAAGAGAACAAGATTCCATGGAATGACGTTAGGCAGGTCAAGGCGTGGACTAAGCATTTCGGAGATATCATTTGCAGTCGTTGGAGGTGCGGGGCCACTGAGCGGATGTCTGAGGCTTACGATGAAAAGGTTAAACAGGAAAGGCTGTGTGGCTAACATGACTAACCTAGTAGCAATGGTGATTGCGTGCTTGATCCAAGTCGAGAGCAGCGGGAACGTTAATGCCGTGGGGGACTTTGCAGAGAAGGTAATACTTGACATACCGTCGGAGTCATGCAAGGGATACCGATTAATGCTGAGGTACCCTAGGGCCGTGGGGCCGCTTCAGATGTGGGAGGTGTCCGTAGACGAAGCAAACCGGCTTGAGGGCTTGGCGGCTCGTAGGGAGGGCAGACAACCACGCACATGGAAACCGGTTGACAGGACAAGCCTCAGGGCCTCTGTGGACATGGCTACAGTGATACTCACCTTCCATTACAAGCGGGGCGCGGTAGACCCTGTAGAGCTTGGCGGCAAATGGCGCAACCCTTTTTCAGTATGCCCAAAGTTTTATTTGGATCGTGTTCGTAAGGAGCTTAAGAAACAAGGGAGAAAGTAATGGCTACATACAATGTTACAGTTTCGAGAAAAGGGCTTCGTAAGGTAGCGGTCGCAAAGATGGCAGAAGCAGGGTTTGGTGGTTTATCACCTGTTATAGCAAAGGTGGTATACCCGAAGTCTCGTCGTGAGCTATTCGAGAGTGCTATGGAGAAAGCACA